ATCTGTCATGGGATTAACTCGCGAGATTGAAGGATTGAGTAAGTGTCGCCTTGATCGAAACCCAGCCGGCGCGATTAAATGTTCGTTCCCACGTCTCACAAGTCCACTTTTGTGCGGTCGTTTTACCTGGCGCACTCCAGTAGAACGGCTGATAGCCGCCTTGTGTCGTTAGAAAACCCTCGATTGTGTCCGCGTCTGTAGACGTGAGAACTTCCCATGTCAGGCTGAACTCGGCACGGATATTGTTTACGCCGTCCGCTGCCGATTGTGAATAGCCATCGCCGAAGTCAGCTTTCAGTATTTTAACTTTCGGTTTATTCGTTGCGCCGACGCTTGGCTGAATTGGAGGCGTGAAAGTTGCGAGTGTCATTAGCGGCCATTTCTTTGGTCAATTTGTTCGGCGCGTTTTTCGAGGCTTTGCTTTGGGCCGTCATGGCAAGGCTTGCACATTGGCTGCCAATTATTGCGGTTCCAAAAGAGCTTCATGTCGCCTTTATGCGGGATTATGTGATCAACAATCGTCGCCGGCGAACCACAGCGAACGCATGTCGGATGCGCGGCGAGAAAATCCTTGCGGGCGATATCCCACTTCGTCGTGTAGCCGCGCTCACGATAGGACGGGCGTTTTTCGTCGAAACGAGCTTTGCGTTCGGCGTCGTGGCGCGTCTCACAGGCGCACTTAACGCCGGAAGCAACTACTTTTCCGCAACCGCAAATTCTTGGCGCGCGAATAGGCATAGTTATGCTGCCTTCTTTCGCGAGCGAAGGAATCCTGCGAAGGCGTCTTCGGTCATCGCCGGCGTTTTCTTGTCTTCGCCGCCGCCGTAAATCGCTTTGAGCATATCCAGACGGCCTTGGTAGGCTTCCGTGATTTCGTTCGGCGTGGCGTTCCAAGCCGTTTCAGGCGTCCAGCCAAGCCAACCAGTAGCGAACCGAAACAAGCGCTCATGATGCTCGACGAAGGAAATTCGATCTGCCGGGGCGTCGGTTTGCTCTTTTTCCAAGCCGTCGCCGGTGACTCCAGCAAGCGCCAGCACCAGATTCATCAGCGGCCCCACAAGAGCGCCTATGCCGCTATGGACGGGGAAACCCTCGTGCTTTTCGAGGAAATCGATAAGATCATATCTGCCATCCGCCGTTTCACGAATGACTCTTGACATTGCCGAGATATTCTCTTCGGCGATGGCCTTCAGCAAATTGTCAAAGCCGTTGAAGCGGCGTTCGAGCCGGAATGCGGCGCGAAGAGTCGGTCTAAGCACGATTGTCTCGTGCCAGACCGTGATTGTCATTTCGTCGTCGCAAAGCGCCATTGTCGTTAAGCCGCCGGGCCTTCGATGACGCCGGTCGTTAGCGCGATCTTGGCCTTTAGTTTAACAACATCCTTGCTCGTGCCGGTGTCGTAACTGTTGCCGGTCACAACGCCCTTGAAATAGAATTGCGTGCCATTGTGCGGGCCGGAGCCGGTCGTTAGCGGGTTGTTCAACTCAACCTTGAAGTTAAACGCGCCGCCGGCGGCGAATGCAGCAGCGACCGCAATCTGTCCGGCATCTGCGGGGTCGAAAGCAACAGTAAGGTCGATATCGCCGGCGTCGGCGACGCCCTGCACTTTTTGAACGCGGCCGTCGGAAAGGCTCGTAAACTTGATGATTTCAAGCTCGTCGCCAAATGCGCCGAAACTTTCGACCTCGCCGATTTGCGCATAAGTGTCGGCGGCGAAGGCTGAAAGAGTAGTCGCCGCAATGGTCGTGCCAATGCTGAATTTTGTTTTAGAGGCAGTAGTAATCGTCACTTGCTTATTTCCTTATCGTGAATGGTGAGAATTGCCGGCGCTAACTTAGCGCCGGCGTTATTTGGGAGCCGCTATTAGGCGGTCGTTTGGAGGAAGCAGAGGGCTTCGGCCTTACCCACCGCGCCGCCGACGCGACGGCGCGCATGGAAGCGAACCTGTCCAGTAGCGCGCTGGGTGAAGTCGTCGCGAAGCACGTTGACGGAGATGCGGTCCACAATGCGATAGGGTTGCTGCATGTCGCCGAAAGCGAGCGCGATGGTAGCCGGGGCCGAGTCGGGCATATCCGGAACTTCGATAATCGGACGGCCCAACAGGGTCGAGCTATTGCCGGGAACCAAACCGTTTTCGCCGCTGCCGGGAGCCCAGAGATATTCGCCGGTCGAACTTTTGAACGCGCGAATTAGGCCGATGGTGTAGCGGTTCGCCATGAAGACGCCCTGCTGAGCATAGAAGCTCGGGAGCGCATGAAACAGGTGGATGATATCGTCCGGCGCGATGGCATTGCCGGCGGCGGCGACGATCTGGCCGGAAGCGGGAGCGTTTAGGAAGCCGGTCGGCTTGCCGGTTCCATTGCCGGCGACGAAAGCAGCGCCTTCGGCCCGTCCAAATTCCTGTCCAATGTCCTGCATAAGCGACTGGCCAAGATCAAAAAGAGAATCTTCAAGTAGTTCCAAGCTTACGTCGATATAGGTAGCGTATTCGTAAGCAGTAAAAGACTGTTGCGCGTAGGTCGGATCGGATTCAGTGCGCGTGCCCGTTTCGGCGACCCACGCGCCGGTGAGGTTCGCGGTTCGCTTCGGGAGCGTAACGGTCGGAACGCTGATAGACGTGACGCGCGCGATGTTGCGAATAGGCGAGAAGAGAATGAGATTTTTCTGAAGCTCATTCAAGAGAACAGGCGGAACAAGATAGCCGCCGTTGCCGGCGATGCTGAGCGCCTTCGTATCGAACGCGCCGCCGCGCGCATAATCGACGAACGCCTTGCGCTGAATCTCGGTTTCATCTTCCTTAGTTTCGAGACGGCCAGAAATGCCGGGGCGAGACAAGCGAGCTTCGATCTTATCGAGGCGCTTGGTCGCGACGCCGAATTCTTCCAGCTTGGTTTCGAGGCTCGTAAACTTCTCTTCAAGAGCGATAAATTCCGCGCTCTTGGTTTCCATGCCTTCAATAACTTCGTTTTCCACTTTGATTTCCTTAGAGTTGGCTGATTTTGCCGAGGTAATACGGGCGTCGGGATGCGACGGAACCGCAACAATCGAAACCTCGACTAAATCGAGCTTCGATATGGTTCGACCGCCGCCCTTGCGGGGCGCGGCCTGTTTCGTTTGAAAGCCGATAGACAGTCCGTTGACAGCGCCGGCCTTTACGAGGGCGCGAACCTCGCGCGCCTTCTCGACTGAATCGACAAGCAACTGCCCCTTGACGGCGAGACCAGCGCCGGAAGCGCTGATTTCATTCCAGACGCCCAAGACGTTGCTTTGATCGTGCGACCACAGCATGGCAAGCGGCGCACGCGCGCCGGCGAAGGCTTTAGGCTCAATCACGTCGCCGACGCGATCGGCCGTTCCGAATGGCCAAGCAATGCCGGTGATTTCGCCGGCGTCGGAAACAGTGAGATTGGCTTTGATCTCGACGAAATCAAACATCGGGCTGCCCCGGCTTGTCGGCGTCGGGGGTGAACTGCTGCGCCACACTGCGACCGAACCAAAGGGCTTCGAGGATGCTAACGGCGAGCGGATAGGATTCGCTGAGAGGAACGTCGTTTGCGTAAACGGCGACCAGCGTCGAAGCGTCGATCGGAGCCGCGCCGCCGCCGATCAATCCGAGGCGGATAGTCTCGACGATATCGGCATGGGAAAAATCGCCGGCGAAGAGGCGCTTGCAAAGCGTGCCAACGCCCGCGCCGGTTTGGCGTTCAAGCTCGGCAATGAGCTTTGGCGTGATCTTGAAATCGCGCTCGCGGTCGCCGAAAAAAACTCTATGCGTCATATTATTCATTACCCTTAAACCCTTGGCTCGTTAGTCGCGGTGAACGGATTCGAGAGAACGTCGCCGTCAACGTGAGCCGGGAGGTTTTCGAGGGCGCGGGCGTCGTTCGCAGTCATGACGGCGGCGGCGCGCATCTTAGAAACGAACTCGGCGCGGGATTTCGTGTCGCCGCGCAATAGGTCGTCCACTGCGAAACTGATCGAATGAGTCTTGCGCTCGTCTGGGGTGAGCATGACGCGGCGATAAGCGCTCTCGAAGGTGCGGAGCCAAGGCAAGAGCGAATATTGAAGGAACTGAAGGTTGTATTGCTCGGCGTTGCTCCAAGTCGCGCGCGAGGCGTCGCCGATCATGACCGGCGACACGCCAAAGGCGCGAGCTATCTCGACAATCTGAAAATGACGCATCTCCAAGAATTGAGCGTCTACAGACGTGAGGGCGAGCTGCTGAAACTTGCCGCCGGCTTCGAGGATTGCCGTTCCGCCGGAAGCAGCGCCGGAATGCGCAGCATTCCAGGAGGCGCGCATTCGGCCATTGGTCGCGGCGTCTAGCTTGCCGTCGAAAGAGAGAACGCCGGACGGGCGAGCGCCTCGGCCGAAGAGACGGGCGGCGTATTGCTCTAGCACCATTGATAGGCCGATGGCTTCGCGCGCCGCCTGAATAGGCGCAATGCCGGTGATACCGTTGACGCTAAGCGGGCTCGTGATATGGATCACGTCTTTATAGGAAAACTCGACAGCGCCCTCGCCGCTCGACATGGGCGAAATCTGAGCGCGCCCGTCGAGCGTCGAGCTACCCGCTTGCGGTTGCCAGCTATAGAAGGGCTCATTCGTGCTGGGGTCATAGTAGACGATGACCGAACCGGGCCGCATCCGGATAAGTTCAAACGGCGAGCCGTCTGATAGCCGCATCAAAGCCGCGAAGCCGTCGCCATACAAGAGAGCGTCTTGGGCAAGCTGCGACCGCATCGCAGATGAAGCGGTCCAGTCATTGGCGTCGAAAGCGACAAGATCAAACGCCGGATGATCGGTCGCGGGAACCTTGCCGGCGCCTTCGTCTTTATAGAGCTTGAGCGGGAGCGTGCCACAAGCGCCGGAAATGAGCGCCACGGCGTTTGCCACGGCGGGAACCGCCAACGCGGTCTGCGGCGTGATGCTCGCGCCAGAGAGCGTCGGCGTCGCTAATAGATCGGCGGGCCAAATATCGGGCGTCAGGTCTTTCTTTTCGAGAGCCGAGCCGATGATGTGTAGGACTTTATTCCTGAGACCAAACAAACGCTTTTCCAAACACTTATGAATTTATTTCAATAATCATAGCATAAGCTTAACCGTAAGCAAAGATTTAATTCCTGATATAGGAAAATAATCTGCGTAAAGCGGTCGCTAGGTCTATATTCCTAGTGTAAGCGGCTCGGTCGGCTTAAATCGTGTAGACAAATTGACGCTATCTCATTGATTCAGAGCGAGCGTGTAGACAGCTTTTTAAAGCCTATCATATTGAAATATATCAGATTTCAATGCGACTGAAAATCGCAGTGTCGGTGGTTCGATTCCGCCCCCGGGCACCAGCCCCTCCTACGAATTTCTACGCTAAAGCACTATAAATCAATTAATTGCGACCGCACCAGCAAACGCCGGGCTTCGCTATCCTACGCTGCTATATCCCCGACTTCCGTTCTCCCCCTTGCTGTGCCCTTGCTAGAAACGCGTTCGCACCCTACCTTTGCGACATTAGTGATCGCGTCTTTCAACCTTTTGGCGTGGCCATGCGCGAAAAGATCACGAAACGGACTGTCGAAGCCCTTGAGCCTGGGCCGCGGGACATTTTCCTGTGGGATTGCGAAATTCCCGGCTTTGGATGCAAGGTGACGCCCAAGGGCGGGCGCATCTAGAGCATTTCCCCTTTGTTAAGAATCGGATTTCCTGATTCACTCGGCCCTTCGTTTGAGAAGGGGATCCGCATGGGTATCGTCACATCGATGGATTTG